TAATTTTGTAAGAACCCAAGCCCATAAACGATCCAAGGTGCTTTTTCGCTGAGTTAGTTCTGAAGCATCATAGGCCAAGATATAGTCACCACCAGCCAGGTCCAAGCCGTTATCTGCTTCGTCTTCAACAACCGTGTCTAACTCACCACGAACAGCCTGAGTCGTGGGGATTGCGGTTGAGGCTCCGGCAGAAAAGGCCCCAGTCGTTAACGTAAGCCCGTCTTTTAACTGCCCGTCTGTAGAGGTCCATTGTGGCACGTTATTCTCAGTCGTGCTACCGGTCTTGCTAACCGCAGATCCAAACTCACTAATAATATCGTTTACCGTGGTCTTCCTAGCTGTTCCGCCCTGATTGACGAAGATCTCCTCCGTACCGGAAAGAGTTGCTGTTGTAAGCCCGGTCAGGTAGGTCACAAACGCCCCGTGGATTGCGGCATAGAGATTTGCAAACGTCACCTGTTTTGGGGTAGTTCCGTCCGTGAGAAGGAAATAGTCCGCATCAACCGGAGTTGTTTTGGATGTAAGGTCAGACACGTCCAAGATAGTCGCTTCAATCGTAGCCCTGACATATTCAGCCAAGACAGAAAGAGTTATGGTCTGTTCTGCCGAAGCGCTGTCATCGTATAACGGAAGCGAATCCGCATCAGCGGGGGAGGCTTCTGCCGCCTTACCCCAGATCGTATCCATCGCATATTGAACTACCAGGTCAATGTCGATAGGCTCCATATCGCCGCCTTGCAGGATGAATACGGAATCAGACCCCGAAGTAGACGTGGCCGCAGTAGTAGCTTCTATTGCATCAATCGTATATTGTTTGATCTGATCTACATCGATGTGTTTTGCAGTCCCGGCATCGGATACAGGGATCTTCTCAGCACCGCCAATAGTGCCGTCTTGTGGCTGATCGGGTATTTTAACTCCCATTTTGTACTCCTATCAATTTCGAATGCGGCCGAGCCGCTTTGTGGTTGCTACCACCATTTCATAGGCCCATTGGCCGGTTGATGACAATAGGATCGCACACCAAGGGCCACGCACCCTGGGCCTGCTATTTGTATTCGACGCTCCGCTCCATTCGCCACGGGCCTTCACCGCCGAAGGATAGTTCCCGGCCACAATTGCGTTCATCGCGGCCACCGCCTCGTCCGCCACCGTCTCAGCGTCAATCCCGGCAAATACCCGCCAGTCCACGTCTCCGGTCACCGAAGCTTGTAGCTCCGTCAGCATCGCATCAATTGTGTCGTTGCCGCCCATACGAAACGGGCCAAGCACGACATGGTTCTCAATGTTGCTTCCATCATCGTCGGTTGCATCACTAGAGTAGTTCCTGAGATACCCATCAGCACACCCCAGTATCACCGTGGGAAGTGAATCTTCCGTATAATGCACCGCAACCGCGTTCGGCTGATGGGTTGTTTGGAGGCGAATCGGCCATATGGCCTTGCTCTCCACATCCAACCACCAATGCGTCCCGGCTCCCGCAGCAGGCTTCAAATATAAATGGAAACCCTTGTATTCCGTATCATATGCCATTGTCACGCTAACAGAATCAGGATCAATGTTCCGTAGTTCATCAGGAACACGTTCTTCGCTAAACCGCACCGGATGAGACGAGCTACCAATCTGCCAGAGATAAACCCCGTCCTTGCTCAGAAAAGCCAGAGAGCCTTCAGGAGACTTCGCCCAGGCCCCCCTAGAGATAACGCCAATTGCATCACTGACGACCCGTATAGAGCCTGTAGCGGGATCTCCCTGCATCACATGGACGCTAGAGGTTGTTCCGATCACTAAATACTGGTCCCAATGAGGAACAATGGCCTTAATCACCCCAGACAACCCTCCGGCCACCGCTGGCTGACCCGCAACAGCCCGTGCCTGGTCAGTCATTTCGTCGACAAAACTCCAATCGGTAGGATCTCCCATCCGAGAGGCGTACCAGATATGATCTTCCCCGCCGAGAATGATCCGGTCACGATAAACCGCCACAATGGGCTGTCCGGTAGGAATCGTGCCAGAAGTGGCCTGTATCGTCTCTACAATGCCTGTTTGTGGATCGTATCGCTTTAGGAGCGAATCTGCGATATAAAGCTTGTTCCCGTGCATTGTCAGGCTGAAGGGCGAAGATTCGCTTCCTGGGACGTTTGTAGAAACCGCAGCATCGAATACGATCTCTTCATCATCGTCCCAGAGAATCACCTCGTCATCGTCCCAGAGAAGGGTTGCAGATACAGTCGATAGTACACCGTCCTCAATAATTGACAGTGTTCCATCGTCTATAACATATATATGATTTTGATGATTTCCGTCTGAATCGATGAATCTGGCTGAGTAGAGGCCAGTGATCGTACCGGAAAGCGGATTAGCGTAAAACTTCTCTAGCCCAGGTCGCGTTCCGCCTCGTTCACGGCTTTCTACTTGCCCTTCTCCCCATACGTTATATGCCCAGGGAGTAGTAAAAGGGCGCTGTGTGTCCCGGTAAGCAAGCCTCCGAGACACACCGCCCTTTGGATACCTAAGCGTAAGAGCTTTTTTAGCCATTATTAGGTTTCCTGATAACCCCACAATTCAATGGTCAGTCTACCAGCCGTATAGTCTGCATCTGTCGAAGTACCACATGCCAGATACAGGTATTGGTTTGCACCAGGCGATGCCGAAAGTGCGTCAATTTCACCCGCAGCCCAGTCACCATGATTGATAAGCTGAACCTCTCCGGTAAGACCAGAAATCGCGGCATCCTGAGCGCCAGTGGCTTCATCAGCCGCCCAAAGGTCGATGTCAGGGTCACCACCCGCCGGGACTTCACTACAAGTAACGTGGCCACCCATAATGGTCCCGTTGACCGCAGCGGTGATCTGTCCGATATGGCAATTGGCTGTACCGCCATCTTTGCCGATGATGTCTCCTGCCGTACCGCCATCATTCAGGCCGGTCACGTCCAAGACGATCGTAGTTCTGATAAAACTTCCAACGGTTTCTACTGCATTAATACATACCGTCCCGGTTCCGGTACTAATACCTGTTCCCGGTGACATTGAAGACGTGTCTGCCATAGTGGCTCCACCTTCTAGAGCCTTAAAAGCACAAGACGTTGCGCTTCCTTCATTCACATAAAGGGCTGTATCTGAACCGCCGTCCGTGTGCTGAAAAATACAACCTGTGGCGTAGCCTGCCGTAGCGTCTGCGGGTACGGTAGTCCCGCTCGCCGACAGAAGCCCAGTTACCGATCTAGAAGGAGGGCTAATCCTCAAAAGACTTGCAATTCGTTCTAACATTTTAATCTCCTATAGATTACCAAGTTTCGCTATTATATGTTACGTCTCCCTGCCGCAATTCCCTCGCAGCGGGTAGTGGACTAGAATCAGGACCGCACATAGGTCCGAAGTATTGAGCGCCCCCTTTCCGGTCTTGGGCAATCGATGAAGCCAATTGCCGGATAAAAGCCTCCCAGTGGATGCCGCGTTCGTCATTGGCTCGCTGTTCAGCCACCGCTAAACAGCTTGTCACAACCAGATCGCTATGCTTCATACCGCCAAGCGGATAAGGATAATCGTCGTCCAAGATCCCCTGATAGGCTTCGTATTGGTAGGTGATTGTATATGCGTCATCGGGAACAGGCCACCAGACCAGTTCCTTACGTTGTCCTGTTGATCCATCGCTCGCCTTCTCACGAACCGCCACATAGATCGGCGTTCCGGTATCGTCCGTATCAGACCGGGATTTTAACCGCCTGATTTGCGGTCTACTCAGGATTTGGACTGGTCCTGCATAAACATCAGGCTCATGGTGCATAGGCCCCAGCAAGCGCCCAAAGTCGTCAGGAGCGTCGTCTTCACCCTGATCCGCTGTAGTGGCGATGGTTGTTTTGGGAGCGAGGAATGACCAAGTATAACCGGCTTCAACCCCCTCTACTGCCGGAGGGTAGTAAAACTGCCGAACCCCCGCTTGCACGTAGGTTTCGATCTCTGCATCTTGGTCAGCGGTCCAATCGTCTGCACCACCATACCCAAGATAATGACCGATAGCTGCTTTCAGATCGTCAAAAGATACCGATAATGATGATTCAGCCATTTTAGAAATCCTTGTCTAACACCCCTGACAGGAAAAGCACCGTCACCAGGGCCTCCGGTGACAATGGGCCAGGGTGTATTTTGTCCTTAAACTTCTTAAACTCCCTGTATGTATCGTACAGGGGTTTGGGCAAACGACCCACATATCCGAGTATTTCAAAATACTCAATCGCAATATCTTCAACCCGACCTTCCATCTCAACGTATTCCGCTTTTACAGGTTCTCGCGGTTTTACAGGTTCAACTTTCTTAGCCATTGTTCCCTCCTTTTTAGGCAAGGGCCAGGTTGCCCCGACCCTTGCGACTACATACAGGGA